CGGACGATGAGGAAATGGAATTGCTGGAGTTTCAGATTGACTACGATCTGCAGGGCTTTGAGCACACGGATGAAGACGATGAGCCAACGGGCCTGCGCTTGCCTTACATCATCACGATAGACAGGACTTCTGGATCGACAGTGGGTGTGCGTCGCAACTGGAACGAGAGTGATAAGTTGTTCCGCCGTAAGCAATACTACGTGCACTACATGTTGGTGCAGGGCTTGGGCGCGTATGGTTTGGGTTTCTTGCATTTGGTGGGTGGCTTGAGTCAAGCGGCAACTTCTGCACTGCGTCAGTTGTTAGATGCGGGAACGCTTGTGAATCTGCCGGCAGGTTTCAAGGCCAAGGGCGCGCGCATTATGAATGATGATGTGCCGCTGCAACCGGGTGAGTTTAGAGACATTGATGCGGGCGGTGTGGAACTCAGTCAAACGCTGATGCCATTGCCGTACAAGGAGCCAAGCCAGACATTGTTTGCGTTGCTTGGTTTCTGTGCAGATGCAGGCCGCAGGTTGGCCAGTGTCACGGACATGCAGGTGGGAGACAGCAATCAGAATGCAGCCGTGGGTACAACGATTGCGTTGTTGGAAAAGGGCGGACAGGTGATGTCTGCAATCCACAAGCGTTTGCATTATTCGCAGCGGATTGAGTTTAATTTGCTTGCCAAGGGGTTTGGCGAGTATCTGCCTGATGAGTATCCGTATGACGTGCCGGGTGAGACAAGGTCAGTCAAGCGTAAAGACTTTGATGATCGCATTGATGTGTTGCCAGTCTCGGACCCCAACATCTTCTCTGTAGCCCAGCGCATTACGATGGCACAGACGCAACTACAATTGGCGCAGAGTAATCCTCAGATGCACAACATGTATGAGGCATATCGCCGCATGTACCAAGCAATTGGGGTGCGTGATATTGATGCTATTTTGAATACACAGAATGTGGACAAGCCAAAGGATCCGGCAAGCGAGAACTCGCAGGCGCTGGATGGCTCACCATTGAAAGCTTTTGCTGGTCAGCAGCATGATGCGCACATCATGAACCACCTTTTGTTTGGTATGTCACCTTTGATAGGCGGTATGCCACAGGTAGCGGTGACGATGCAGAAACACATCTTTGATCACATCCGTTTAAAGGCCGAAGAGGCGACGGAAGCAGAGTTGTTCACGCAATACGGCACTGATCCTGACAGCATGGTGTCTGCATTGCAGCGTGAAGCGATGATTGCAATCAAAATTGCTGAGTTCTTTCAGGAAGCTAAAAAGATTCAGACTGATTTGCAGGGTCCGCCACCAGAAGATCCACTGATCAAGGTCAAAGAGCAAGAAATTCAGGCTAAAGCGGCTAATGATCAGGCAAAAGACGGCAACGAGAAGGCTCGGATCCAGTTGGATAACCAAAAAATGCAGAGTGATGTGGCTTTGCAGCAGGCAAAACTTGCAATTGATGCTCAAAAACAACAGCGAGGTTAAAAAAACAGCCATGCAGACCAAAACAACCAAGGCTTTGATGCCAAAACCAGAGCCAAAACTTAAAAAAGTACCTGTTAGTAGTGACAAACCTAAGAAAACGTATGTTTATCGCAAAGATGCGTTCAAAAAGGTGTTGATTACGTAACAAACATGTGCATAATGCGCTTAAGCCCACGGACAGGGGTCTCTACTGTCTGCTTCATTGGATAATCCATGCTTGAATTTACTGAAAGAACGCTGATTGCTATTAAAAACCTTCGTCACCAGACGGAGGCGTTGATTGTCAATGGCAGTGTGAAAGATATGGAGCAGTATCGGTTTTTAATGGGACGCCTTGAGGGGTTTAAGTTTGTTGAGATGGAAGTGCAGAATCTTCTCAACAAGGATCAAAACCAATAAGGAGTTTATCAATGGAAATGACTGCGCTGGAAAAGAAATGGGCGGAAGAAGCTTCTGCTCATGTACCTTCCTTGGACGATGCTTACGACAAAGAGGGTAGCCTCATTGTTGAGAAGATCGAACAGAAGGTGATGGACCGAATTCCTACTCCTACGGGGTGGCGAATCGTCATCTTGCCCTACAGAGGGGCAGAAAAAACCAAAGGTGGCATTGTATTGTCAGACCAGACCCGTCAGCGCGAGCAGTCGGCTACGGTTTGTGGCTACGTGCTTGCTGTTGGCCCACTTGCCTATGCCGATGAGCATAAATTTCCAACCGGTCCATGGTGCAAGAAGGGTGATTGGATTGTTTTTGGTCGATACGCGGGCGCACGCTTGCCGATTGACGAAGGAGAGATCCGAATCATTAATGATGACGAAGTTCTGGCTCTTATCCAGAATCCTGAAGATATCGTTCACTTATAAGGCACCATATGGCAGATAACATGAGCACGGAGCAGTTAGAGTTTAATTTGGGCGAGGATGAAGAGCCCGCAACGGTGACGTTTGGCAAGGATGCTGACGGTAACCAAGAGCCGGGGCAGCTAGAAGTTGAGCCGCCACAACCAACGCAGAAAGAGGCACAAACGCACTCTGATGAGTTGGGTTCTGTCAACGAAGCGGTGCAAAAACGCATTGCTAAACTGACCGCTAAGATGCGTGAGGCAGAGCGCCGTGAGCAGGCAGCTTTTGAGTACGCTAAGGGCATGCAGTCTCAGGCGCATGAGCTACAACAGAAGCTGGTGCACACGGATTACAGCCGTTTGAATGAGGCAAAATCTCGTTTAGATACACAGCAGTTGCAGTTGCGTCAGATCATTAAGAAGGCCCGAGAAGAGGGTGATATTGATACTGAGACGGAGGCCAGCCAGCGTTTGTCAGAGATGACGATGGAGCAGCGGCAGGTTTCGGGTTGGTTGCAGCAGCAAGAACACGCGGTTCGCAATCCTGCTCCTGTGCAAGAGTATCAGCCTGCGCCACAGCAACAACAACGTCAAGCACCCGATCCCAGAGCAGAGGATTGGGCGGCTAAAAACACGTGGTTTGGTCAGGACAGAATGTTGACCTATGCTGCGTGGGGCATACATCAAGAATTAATTGAGAAGGAGGGTGTTGACCCAACTTCCGATGAGTACTATACTGAATTAGATCAACGTCTTCGGGACGAGTTTCCGAGGAAGTTTGCGGGTGAGCAATCACCTAATTCCCAAACCAGACAACAGCGTTCCGCGCCTGCTGTTGCCCCTGCTACCCGGAGTTCCGGAATTAATAGTGCGCGCCGAACTGTCCGGTTATCGCCGAGTCAGGTTGCTATGGCAAAGAAATTGGGTGTACCTCTTGAAGAGTATGCCAAGTATGTAAAGGAATAAATCATGAGCGAAAAAATTACCATCGACAAAGCCAGCCGTTCCTCCGAAAGTCGGGACAAAGAGACTCGTCGCAAGCCATGGCGTCCTCCTTCACGCTTGGATGCACCACCTGCCCCCGAAGGGTTTAAGTACCGTTGGATTCGCGCTGAAGTCAACGGAAGTCTTGACAACCAGAACGTGTACAGTAAGTTGCGTGAGGGATACGAACTTGTTCGTCCTGAAAGTATTCCTGAGGAATACCGCGCAACATTGCCCACGATGGACGACGGCAAACATGCTGGCGTTATTTCAGTTGGTGGACTCTTGCTTGCCAAGATCCCCAATGAAACGGTTGAAGAGCGCAATGCTTATTTTCGCCAGAGGGCACAGGAACAGTTGCATGCTGTGGACAATGAGATGATGCGTGAGAACGCACACTCTTCAATGCGGATCCAATCTCCCGAGCGGAGTTCGCGCACAACATTCCGTCAGTCTAATAGCTGATACTTTTAATTTTGTAGGAGATACAAATGGCTAATATCGATAAGGCCTTCGGGCTACGTCCTATTGGTAATCTTTCCGCTACTGGTGCTCAGAAACAGTACGGATATCAGATTGCTGATAATCAAGCGGGTACAATTTTTCAAGGCGACTTGGTCGTTCTTACAGGTGGATTCATTTCAAGGTTTTTACCGGCTTCACACTCTGCTGCGGTAGGCGTGTTTAACGGTTGCAGCTACATTGATCCCACTACAGGTAAGCCCACGTTTAAGAACTACTATCCCGGTTCTGTCAACGTTGCATCAGGTCAAGTTATTAATGCTGATGTTCTTGACGATCCCAACCAGTTGTTCTTAATTCAATGTGATGCAGGTTTTGTGGCGGCTGACGTTGGCAAAAATGCCGATGTTATCGGCACTGGCGGCAGCACAACTTCTGGTATTTCTACCATGGAGTTGAATTCAGCTACGTTGGCAACAACAGCAGCATTGAACCTGAAAGTTGTTGGCTTGTACAACGACGTCAACAATGAGTTCGGCACAAATGCCGTGGTGGTAGTTAAGATCAACGAACACGTGTACGGTAGTGCAGGTGTTGCTGGTCAATAAGGAGATAAATCATGGCAATTACCCGTTCCCAACTGGTTAAGGAACTTGAGCCCGGACTGAATGCTTTGTTTGGTCTGG